GACACGTTGTGAGCGTGTGCGTGGAGCACGAGCTTTTACATCGTTGCGGAAGAAGTCTGCACGATCATATTCGTAGAACTTGTTGGTCTTCTTATCAACAGCTACATTTGGGAAAACCTTATCAGCGATAAAGTTATTTTGGTCTTGTAGGTACGCAATAGTCAGATTTGTTAATGGCTGATCTATATGTACCTGTGATGCGGTTAGCATAGGCATTATATATGTTCCTTCTTATCTATGGATTATGATTGATCAGAAGAGTTGCCGCCTTGGATCAATTCGATACCGAATACTTGACCATTTGCAGCGTCTTCTAGTGCATAACCCATTGTGATTGCTGATGCTGATGATGATGTAGAAAGCTCTATTGCATCACCTGATGCATCTGTGCAAACTTCATCTCCTGCGGTAACAGTGCCACCTGCAGTAACCATCGTTTTACCAGAAATAACAACAGTTGCTTCTGAGCCTGAAGCAGGGTCATTAGAAAGAACACCAATGCAACGCTCTGCGTCACCATCAGCTAGATCTATTTGACCGTCAGCTTCAAGGGTTACAAATTTAAATTGAGAAGAAGATAGATCCTCTCCTGCAATGAATGTACGTGTCTCACGAGATTCTTGTACAGCCATGATTACTCATCCTTTTCATAAGTTTTAGCAATAAGGGATTTACCCTCTGCTGTTTTACTGATGGCATCAAAAGCAGTGTATTTGTTGACACTATGCTCTTTAGCATGTGCCTCTACCATCTTATCTAATTTAGTTTGTGGGTCATGCATGTCACCATCGACAACCTTTTCCCCAGTTTCATCCATAGCAGCGGAAAAAGCAGCGTCTGCTCCTTTAAGTGCTTCTAAGACTTTTTCATCACCTTTGATAACATCAAGGAGTTGCATAGCAACCTCAACATTAAAGTGCGGTAATTCAGCTTCAGCAGACTTACGCAACTCAGTTTGTCGCTTTTGTACTTCTGCTTCTTCAAGAGCTTTCAAAACAGGAGCAGGGATATCTGATTTAACAACCATCTCACCACTTACTTCAATTGTTTCTACTTCTTCTTTCTTTGTGATTTCGTCAGCCTTGATTACAAAGCCATTCTCAATAAGAGCTTTGCGGAGGTTTTGATTATCAGCTTTTAGCGCCTCAACTTCAACCTCTAGGCTCAGATCAACTTCTTCATCGGACTTTTTCATGTCCATATTATAGGCTTTCATAGCCTCTTCTTCATTCATTCCTTTGTCCATGTAGGGCTTTAGTTTTGCCTTCATGTCATCGGACATTTTTTCGACTTCATTAGTCATATCAGATTCCTCTGTGTCTCGCTTAAATAAAGCAACCTTGGCAGACGCATTAGCAGGGCGATCCACCAGAGATAACTCATCAAGCTCTAGTTGTTTAAGAAGGTTCATCTAATTTCTCCTTAATTGCTCGACCGCCAATGCTGAAGGCCGCAAGTTCACCAGATTTGACCATGTTCCAGACTTTATCGTCATAGACTTTATAAGCTACAACCCATCCTTCACGATCACTCTGTATGCCAAGGCTATCACCAATCTCTTTGGTAATTGGTAAGGAATGAATAACCATCCCTGTTTGTTCGCCTGTGTGCATTGTTTTACCGACACGTACATTCTCCATGAAATCATTCACGGCTTTAACCAACGTGTCTGGTTCGATTATGTCACCCTGACGGTCAACTACTCGTTCACCTTTCTCAGTAATGACTGAGGCCCACCCGTAGACTATACGCTGTTCATCGTCAGTCTTTAGGATCTGGCCTTCGATATTTTTTGTTAAATCAGTCACTGATCTACCCTTCTCCCACATGCGGCAAGACCAATAACGAGCAGAAGTCTTATCTGATGCCGTATCGCAAGAATGTCTGCTACGGAAGTTAGATCTAGCCTTGGGGTCATCTCTACGGATTTCCATATTAGGATCACCAAAAGTAACTTTCTTGGTTTTGTCTCCGTCCTTTACATAAACTCCAAACTTCTTACTTGAGCCTTTAGGGAGTCTGAAGGGCTTGTTTAATGGCTTATCTGCCTTATCAACTTGCTCCTGCGTTGGTAAATCGCCTCCATCCCATACTTGTGACTTCCTTGTACTAAGAGGATGTTTAGAAGGTAGGAGATCAGTATCATGCTTACCACTACGGAAGCGACCTGTACGAATGGTGCGTAAGAAATTGTTGACACGAGCCATAGCCCATTGTTCGGGAGATGAGACGTTAGGACGAACCGATGATGGGTTTGTCTTGTATGCACCTACACCTCTATTATAAACCTGACGCAGCATAGAGGTAGTTACCTTACCCTTGCCACCATTTTTCTCATTGTGCTCTTTTACTTTAGATGCAAGAGTGCTAGTTTCTACTTTAGTTACTTCTTGAATAACTACAGATAAGATACGAGCCAAGAGGTCATCTTCACTCTCTTCTTGCTCCTGTGGTATCTCTTTGATACCTGCAAGTTCTTTGTGGTAGTTGAGGTATTCCTCATGCGTTCTTGATGGCATGTAATAGATATTAGCACCAACTTCATGGGTATGGATTTCACCATCAAAACCTAACATAAAGGATCTGCTACGAGCTTCTGCAGGGGTAGTGAAAATATCGTTATCCATTTGTCGCTTCTTTGTAGAAGCCCATTTACTTGAATCTGACATTATAAGACCTTGGCGATGTAGCCTTTGAATATACCAAAGACGACTAGGTTATTAGTTTCTGTCTCACAACGAATACGGATGTCTGCATTCTTTGGGACAATAAGAGGTGGGTCTAGAGGTATCTCTGTTGATCCACCATTTGTAGATGCTGTAAAGCAACCTGCTTGTCTAAATACTTTACCTGCTTGTCTAATCTCAGGGTAAAAGTCTACAGAACCTGATTGTTTTGCGCTAACCGCCCCATAGAAACTTGTCATAATAAAGTAATCATTTTTACTAAAGGTAGTTGCAGCTTTGAATGACTGTTGAAATCCTTCAGGAATATCAATGTGTATCTTGGTTGCGTCTGTAGGAACCCCACCTGATAAGGCAGTATTTTCGTATGCTACAACACGACCAACGAGTTCTGTGCTATCGCTGTTGTAGACACGAGACACACGAGCTAGGTCTGTATTGAGAGCAACCGTGTTCTGACCATTCAGTGTAGCAGTCTGACTAACGAAAGTAAACTCACTGTTACTTAGTGTGTGACCTTCAATCGTAACCTCTTGAGTGTCAGATGCAGAGGAGGAGGATACGTGGGAAATAGAGTTTGTAGAAAGGTAAGTCTCATTTCCACCAACACTCCAAACCGTCTCTAAACTACCTGTGCCTAACTGTGCTGAACGACCAAACTTAACAAGAGACTTTGCCTTACGGTCAATAGAGACTTTGTCCCCATAAGTCTGTTGTATTTCACGCTCACCTTGGACAAGCCTTCCGTCAGGAACTTCATAAGCTCTGCGTGTCCAACCACCAATCATTTGTTGTATTTCCTGTGTTTCTTGGGCGAGGATTGCATCTGGGTCAGAAGCGGCATCTATGTCAGGCGTTAGGGTGACAATGGAATTTGGTGTTAAGCCGTGGACTTGTGTTAAGCTTGTGTTATCTAAGCTTGGAGTGCCACTTAGTAAATTATCTGCAGTTAACGGAGTAATCTCAGTAAGTGTAGTATTAGCTACTAGAGATGTTCCTGCAGTAAATCCATCGGGTGTCAGGCTATGGATTTGGGTAATAGCTAAAGTAGCTAAAACAGGATTGCCAGATTCAAAGCTGACTGTTCCTAGATCGTGATCTTGTACTAGTGTGACACTAGGAACTGAGGGGGGATCTGTTTCTAAGGCGGTAGTCGAGAAGGTTTCTGCTTCTGACATTGCCAAGTCAGATACAACAGAAGAACATCTGACGTTGTTAGATCATGGACTTGGGTAAGCGAAGCGTTGGCTACTGAGGGAGCTTGAGCAGCAATGTTACTTGCCGTTAGCTCTATGTTGACTATGCCCCCATCATCGCCTAAAGGACTAGAGGCTAATGAGGAGAAGCCTACCATTTATTTACCTGTTATCCAAATACTATGGACATCGCTATTGATTTACCTGTAGATGCTTTTGCATCTAACTGAGTTTGAATTGGGCCTGTTACATTAGTGACGTAGTTTAGCTCTGTTGAGCTTGCAGTGACACTTAAATCAGCAAGAGAAGTTACTGCAGGAAAGCCACCTGCCGTAGATCCATCATGGATAACAACAGTATTCTTTGTTGTATCTACTGTTATCTCACCTATAGCGCCTGTAAAGCTATTGTGTTCTGTAGTTGTACCCCTACGGAATTGGACCTGTTTTGCCATTATGCTAATGCTCCGTAGTCATCTACTGAACCTGCTGCACCTGTTATAACCCCGTAGTCTTCGTCTAGTGCTAAGTCTTCTGATGTGGCGGTAATAAAGACAACTGCTGATCCGCTTAAGTTTATAGCTGAACCTGAGTTACTACTTTCACTTACAGTCCTAGATAGTGTTGTACCTGATGCTGTATATGTACCAGATCCTATCTCAAAGTTATCTCCATCTTCTATGACGTATCTAACTAT